CGTTTCAAAGCCATCCATACCAGGCATCATCACATCCAGCACCACAAGCTGGTATTCCTGCTCTTTTAATTTCTGCAAGCCCTCTTTTCCAGTATTACAAAAATCAGCTTCTATATGTTCCGATTGCACACTGCGTTTAATCAAAGCACACAGTTCTCTGTCATCATCTATAATTAAAATTTTATTCATGGCTCAGCTCCTTCCCTTGTTTTGTCCGGCCATCAATCGGCTTCTCTGCAGTTTTGGGGATCAGCCAAACACCGGCCATTTTCACAGCGCCGTGGATACGCCCACCCGCACAATAATAATTTACCCTGCGAGGTGTCACGCCCCACTGTTCGGCGGCATCTTTTAGTGTCATATAGTCCATTTTGCACCTCCATAGGACATATTATAGTTCCTTATCTCGAATAATACAAGCTGACTATTGTGATTATGCTTACATAAAGAGCCGCAGATCATCTCTGACCTGCGGCTCCGTTCTCCTATTAACCTGTTAAGTATGTATCCCGTATTTCGCCGTTTGGATGTTCTCTACCCCGCCGCAGGTCTTGGCACCCTGTACCATGTAGCCCTCAAAAAAGAAGCTGTAAGGCAGGTAATCATCCGTCAGGACGATGCGTTCGTAGTTGTACCAATTAAAATGCTGATCCAGAAACTTTCCCAGCTTGTGCCGCAAGATAGGATTCCCCACTACGGCCTTGAGATTCTTCCTGCTGTGAAACTCCAGCTTTGGCCTGTTCTGTTCCGGAATGGACAGCAGCCGCCACCGTGTTCCATCGGCGACTTCTTCCTCACCTGCCGCATATGAGCGAAACGGCTCATAGACTGGAACAGTCTCCTTCCCATTCATCCACCAGTTATCTCTGGCATTATAGTTTGTGGTCTTGATCTCAAGGATCGCTGTGGTGCCATCCGGCAGTTCCACAAAGTAGTCCACATCAGCCAGCATCCAAGGATACTGTGGGTGCTGGAACATCTTTTTGATTTGGTAGACCCGATATCCGGTTTTCCGCTCGAATATCTTTGCTACCAGAGGCTCCAGCAAATGCCCCATTTCCATGGCAACCCAGTTGCCCTCATCATCTTCCACTGACGCTATGTTCAGTTTGTCGTAGTACAGATCCCTGGCTGTCCGGAATGGAGAAGTGCCAAAGATCGCCGATACATCGCTGCCGCCGATTCCACGGCGCCGGTAATCCAGCCAGTCTTCTTCTGAAATATCTGCCGTTTCTACCAGCACCAGCGGTTCATGCCGCTTTCGTTCAGCACTATTGCTGCCGGACATATCAAATCCCCCTTCGTGATCTTCGGGGCAAAATAACTGCCCTCGCCATTGGTGCAACATTTCGGGGCCGGAGCGAAGATACTGCCTGTCTCTTCATCTTCCAGTCCGTGGAATGTGCCGGCTTGACCCGCCGACCATTCTGCTTTCTTTTCTGCTTCACATTCATGTACATGACCTGCCTTTCTCAGTTTTGATTTATCCTTAAAGCCCTTTCAGGCTTACAGGCAATAAAAAAGCGAGAATGACAGACGGCATAAAGCCTGGCGCCCATAGTTGCCTATGAACCGATGTCATTCTCGCAATGGTGGGTAAATCCCATAAAATAAAAAAAGCCAGCAATATACCGGCCTGAAAAGGCGCAGTGATACTACTGACACAAGTACAAAATTAACAGCGTGTGCAATGCAGTCATTACTCCGCAACACAAGCCCTAAAGCCTGTGTACCCTGACGGGCAACGCACAAAAATCAATTACATTGCAATTCTAACACAATATATAGTGCTTGTCAATTCAAATATTCTATATATTGATTTTTGGATTTTCTTTAAATTTTCTTTCCTCTTTGCAGAAGTTCTTTCTTCCCTGCCTATTTATAGGATGTATCGGATCATTTGGTAATACCGGATGATCCCTACACTCTTTTAGTACCTTGACAAGTTCATAACCTCTATGGGGAGTTATACAGGAATTCTGGACAGTGTGCGATGACCACAGAAGCGCGCCCATAATCGAAGTGCTGCACAGCAGCAGCCTGAAATACACGGCAGAACCGTTCTGGCGTAGGAAATGGCCCCATTAGAGTTCTTTTGTTATTTCAATACCTCCTGACCTCAAGACCGTTTTCATTGTTTTTGTTGAAAACCTTCTTCTACAAATCGTAAGGGATCATTGTAATCGAAAAAAGGAGGACGATTATGGAGAAAAGAAAACCGAATGACCTACCGCCGGAGCAGTGCTTGGCTGTTGATACCGATACCCTTTGCAAACTGTTGTGCTGTGGAAGGCACACTGCAGTACAGATTGGGGATCTTGCCAATGCACGCATTACCATGAACACCCGTGTCCTATGGAGTGTCCAGCGTATCAAAGAATATCTTTATGATATTTCCGGCTAAATAACCATGCCAGTAAGGCGCACTACACTTTTATAATCAGGAGGTACCAGTAATGGCAAAAGTGAGAAAAGACAACAAAGGACGAAATCTTCGGCCTGGAGAAACACAACGGGCAGATGGCAGCTATATGTATGTCTACAAATTAGGCACTAAAAAGAAATATCTTTACGACTCCGATCTCGCAAGTCTTCGTGTCAAAGAAAAGCAGATCAACAAAGATAAGGATGATGGCATCCGTACTCAGGAAGCCATGAAGCTTACCCTGAATGATATGTTCAAGGTCTACATGAATAACAACATCAAACTGAAGCCCTCTACCAGAGCAAATTATCTTTACCTGTGGGACTTCTATGTGAAAGAAGAGCCTTTCGCTAACATGCCTCTGCCACAAATCCACAGAAGTGATATTCTCGCGTTTTATACCAAACTGCTGAAACACGGCTTTGCTATCAACTCACTGGAGAGCATCAACACCATTGTTCACCCTACGCTTGAAATGGCCGTGGACGACGATTACATCCGCAAAAATCCCAGCAAGGGCATTTACCGCAAGCTCAAGACGGATGGCAGCGCTCCAAAGCCTAAACGGCGGATCGCACTCACTAAAACGCAACAGCAGAATTTCCTGCGTTTTATTGCCAAGTCCCCTACATACAGCCATTGGCTCCCCATCATGACTGTGCTCCTTGGAACAGGAATGCGTGTAGCAGAATGTACCGGCATTACCAAAAGCGATATTAACTTGAGCGAAAACACAATCTCGGTCAACCACAACTTAATCTACCGGGTCATTGACGGAAAAGCCGGATTTCACATTACCACTCCCAAAACTGAGAGCGGTACACGAATTATCCCTATCCTCTATCCAGAGGTGGCCGAGCAGCTTCGCCTCCAGATTGAAACCATCGACGCATTGTATCCAGACGATCAACTGGTGTTAGGAGGAGTTCACGGTTTTGTTTTCCGCAACCGAACCGGCTCATTCATGAGCGCCCACAATATCAATCGGGCGATTGAGAGAATCAGCGTAACTTACAACATGGAGGAAATGGATCAGGCTGAACTGGAAGACCGTGAACCGGATCTGCTCCCTCATTTTAGTGTTCACAACTTGCGGCACACCTTCTGTACCCGGCTCTGCGAAAGCACCAACGATGTTAAATTCATTCAGCAAGTCATGGGGCATGCCGATTTCTCTACTACAATGGACATCTACACCCATATTACACAAGAGAATATGCAGGAGAAGGCAAAAAACATTAGTGTGAACATGAAGCTGATGTAAAAAGAAAGGCGAATCTGCATTTTATAAGCAGATCCGCCTTTCATATTGCTTCATCCGGTTTCGTAGGGTCTCGCGCAAAAGTTGTAGAAAAGTTGTAGTAACGCGATTTTTTGTAGTAAATGACCTCTTTAGTACAGCTTTGCTCCTGCCGGAATACTGTCATCCAGCATCAAAAGATTTAAGCCTTCCCGTCCGTCATACTCGTACACTGCGGAAATCAGCATACCCTCGGAATCAATACCCATCATCTTTCTCGGCGGCAGGTTTGTGATTGCCACACAGGTCTTACCAACCAGCTCTTCCGGCTCGTAATACTCGTGAATACCGCTTAAAATGGTGCGTTTCCGGTCTGTTCCGTCATTCAGTGTGAATTTCAGGAGCTTCTTGGACTTCGGCACTGCCTCACAGGCTTCGATCTTAACCACTCTGAAATCAGACTTGCTGAATGTCTCAAAGTCTACATCATCTGCAAACAACGGCTCGATTTTCACCTTGGAAAGATCAATCTGTACGCTTGGCGCGGACACGGTTGCATCCTCTGCAGAACCATTTACCGCTGCTTTTTCGGCTTTGTTTTCAGCCTTCTTTGGGTCCAGGGTCTTCATTGTCGGGAACAATTCACGGTATGCTCTATCTTGTCTTATTATGCTTTATTACCTCACATTTCACATGAAATCCAAAACTTTTTTACCCATTTTGCTTTTATCTTGTTTTATCTTGTGATAGTCAAATGTGGTAAAATTTGTGGTAACACCTTAAAACCTCAGATAGGCTTCGTGGTTTGTGCATACCGTATATATTATACACACCAATACCACCCATGTCAAATAGAGACTATTGGCAAAAAAAGAGGGGTACATTTCTGTACCCCTCTTCATTCATACAAGGAACCCACCGTTTTCCTCATGGTCTTGGTATACCCGCTTGATGTTGGCAATAGCCATGACCGCTCGGTTGTTCTTATATCCGGGGTGTGTTTCACAGAATCTCTCATACTCGTCGATGTCAAGGAGCATATCATTAAAACACTCAAGTGTAAAGTCCTCACCCCTCATAAGCTCAATGTTGAACCGCAGAATACGCTGGCGGTGCATACTCGCATCTCGCTCATCATCATCCTGAATATGTTTTTCGAGCTTATCCTGTGTCTCACGTTGTTCCTTTTTGATGTCGGCGATCTCATTCAACACCTCACCGTTGATTGCCCTGCCAATCTTCTTTGCCAACCCCGACCAAGGATTTACCTTGATCGGGGCGACCTGAACAAAGGTCATAAGCAAAAGGAGCGTTCCGCCGCTCCATCCCAAGATCTCTCCCATGTTCATGTCATGTCCCTCCAAAGTGCTTATCGCGCCGTATTGGAGGTACCGTTGACAATCTTGCTCATATCGCACAGACTGTCAATCAGATCGGAAATCTTGTCCATATCGAGATCATAATTTACAGTATCGGCAGAAGCCTTAACCATAGCCATGACCCATTCCTTCCGATCTGCACCCTTCTCGAACATCGTCTCGGCGCGTTCCATGTAACTGGTAACGAGCTTAACAACTTCCGGCCAGTTTTTGTCCTGGATCGTTTTCCGCACATACTTCACCAGCTGGATTGCCAGCGGGATAGTTGCGGCAAGACCAGACAACACCGATACAATCAGTCGTACCCATTCAGAATCCATAGCACTCTATCCTCCTTTTTTATATTGCAGGGCTTTCTTTGCTGCCCTCTATGCCGTC